TGACCCGGCCATCGTGTAGAACGCCACGCTGGCATCGGACATGATCCCCGCGTATTGAGTGCTATCGTTTCCGCTGATGATGCCGGTGTCCTCAAATCGGCCCGCAGCCTCTTGGAATATCTGCGTTAGCAGAGCCGGGAGATTGACCGCGGTATCTTCCAATAACTCGCGAGTCGTCTTGATCAGACCGCCGCTCTTCTCGAGCGAGAACGATACCTGACCGACCGTGGGCGTCTGGTCACTGAACGCGGCTTCCTCGGCGATCGCTGCCCAGGATGCGCTGCCCATCGTCGGCACGTAGCCGTCTTTGGACGACACGCGGATCACCGTGCAGAGGGGCCGAAGCTGGGAGCCGGGAACCCCTGGATCGTGAATCGTCTGGCTGATGAACTGTTCTGGGACGAAGAAACCCATTTTGTTACTACCTTTTCAGGCGGGCCAATCATTTCTGCTGGCCTCTCACGGTTTCCCGTGAGTTCGGACTATCTCATCAACCCATTCGGGTTGCCCGGCACTGGTGGGGCTTATTCCTTCGGCTGGTCATCCCCTAGTCTCTGAACCTTCCCAGGTACTATTGCCGTTCTCTGGGCTTGGCTGCGGATTAGCTTATCTCTCGATTTAGCCTTCCCGCAATTCACCGGGTTTGCTATAGCTATTACTAGCTATAGGGGCAGTGTTACTTTACCCTCGGCATCGGTTTCCTCTTGCATCGCCTTCACTTCGTCTGCCGATGCGGTCTTCCAGAACACGTCGTCACTCGGTGACCGGAGCCACTTCACGAACGTGTCGGTCTGGAACTGGGCTTCCTGTTTCTCGGTGACGCCCATCTTCTCCTGTACCCATAGCGGCTGGCTCATCGCGGGAAGGCCCTTGACCCAGGCACTGGGCTTGTAGGACGCCTTGTTAACCGCGCCGGTGTCGTTCGCGTCGTATGCCGCGACGTCCTTGTCGGCGATCGGTACGCTGTTGGTCGGGCGGCTGAACTCGCCCTGGAGAACCTTCAACTGGGACGCGGCCTGATCGACCTTGTCGGCCTCTTCCATCTTGGCCTGCGCGTCTACGATCATGCGTTCAAACTCCTCGACGTTACCGCCGGTGAGAGCCGTCTCCGCTTGACCGAGCAGGGCGTTGGCCTCCTGTCTCGTCTCTTTGGTGTTCAAATCAAAACTCCTCTTTGTGTATTCCATACAGGGCGAGCTTGGCTCTCTGAAGGCGCAACGATCTCTCTGCCGTGTCCGTGGCGACCTCTGGGGCCGTGTCGGAGGCGGTATCATTCGTTGCGTCGGAGTCGTCCTCGCCGGTTGCTGGCTCAAATTTAATAGCCCCGTGGGTCTCGCCCCATTCGCGGGCCTCGTCGACTGTCCACTCCTCGACAGGTAGGTGGAAGCTGGCAATCTCCCAATCGCCTGATTCCTTCTCGCGACCGTGTAGGATTTCGATCTGCTTCCCGTCGAACTCGCCGCCCTCCAGCGTCTCGGTCGTGGTGCGGAACCGGTCGAAGTCCTCCGGCTCCCTGACCCTGACAGCGTGGAAGTTCGGATAGGGCTTGGAGTGGTCTGGCAGTTCCGCAGACCGTAGTTCCGACGGCTTCCGACCAGCGTCGCGGAGATGACGTGCCAGGTGGTTGTAGACCCCGCGCCGGTCAGTCTCCGGTATCGACGTCTTGCGGGCGTTGAGGTTACTGAGGGCAGTCGTGACAGCCCTGACATTAGCCGCGCCGCCCTTGCCGTTACGCCCGACGTGGTGGTGCAGATATTTGTAGCTCGCCTTGAGTTCTGGGTCGCCCTCTGGATCGACCCAGGCGTGGGACGCTCGGAGGATTGCCGCCCCGCCCTTGATCCGGCCCCGCATCAGTTGCCCGTCCCAGGCATCCTCGGCCCAGGCCGTCAGATGCGACGGGATCGCGCCCTTCTCCTCGGTCGTTATCGGGGACGCCTTCGCCGCAACCGTCGAGGTATCGGGAGACGATCCACGGATCACCGATGAGACCTCGACCCAGTCAAGGTTCCCGATGCGCCTGATCACTGTCGACACGTCCTCGCCTTCATGCGTGATGTCGTCGTCCTTCGGGATGTTGAACCCAACAGACCACTCGCGAACATAGTCGCCCGCGACGTTGCTGAAAGCGTCCCGGCCCGCCTGGGTCTGCATATTCATCTGCATCCGCGTGAACAGCCGGTACTCGTCTCCCTCGATATGCCGGGGCTGCGCGAATACGACCTTACCGACCAGCTTGCCCTGGTCGTGACCCGACAGGACAGGGATCGGAAGGTTGCCCGCGATTGAACTATCGAAGGCGGTCGGCTCCACGATGTCGCCGTCGGCGTCGATCACGCCCATCGAGTTCGTGTACGCCTCAACGATCCCCTCGGCCTCGTCGACGGCCTTCGCGCTGGCGATCATGGTCTTGTGAATCATAGAGTCTCCTCCGGCTTATATCCGCGTGGCATTGGAGTCCAGTTGAGCGTCCCGTTCGGATGGTCGTCGATCATTGCGGCAGCATCCAATGTGTAGACTTTCCCGTGACGTTCAGCGCATGTCCGACCGTATGGATCGCCTGGGTCGATGTACGTGTCGTCAGGGTCGCCGTCCACGTCGTCGGCCTGCACATATCCGAATCCCTGTGCGCTGAAAAATCCGATTGTGGATTGGTTCTGGCTGCGCATTATTTCGGTGCGGGCGATCAGTCTTGACCGGTTCTCGGTCTCGCCCAGGATCGAACGGATACCAGGGAACTTGTCGTCCGGTACGCCCCGCGCCAGTTGCTCGATGGAGTACCCGCGCTCCAGTCCGATCCCGACCGCCCTGCCGATAGCCTTTGAGGTGGTCTTGTGGATCATCGCGGCCCGTGTCGGTGCCTGGGTCAGTACCCGCTGCACCGTCGGCAGCTTGTCAGACCAGTCGAGAGTCCCGGCGACGCCCACGTCGTTGATCGCGCCGAACGTCCGCTTGGAGACCCGGCGATACGCGGCCTCTAATATCTTCTCCATGTTCCCGGTCTCGATCGGCGGCAGCATGTCGACGGTCTCAAACGGGTACTCCTTCGTTGAATCGGTCTGCCGTTCCATGTGACGGCCCAGGATGCCGTCAACCCGGTTGCGGATACCGCGGAAATGCGTGAGAGTCTTAGCTGCCAGGGCGTCGGTTTCCTCCTCGCGCTCTTCAAGGATTCGACGAGCCAACATACGACCGCGAGGGACGACGCGAGGAGCTTTGACCTGGGCGAGAATCGGGTGGGCTTGTTCGATCGGCGCGGCATCTACCGCAACTGGTGCAGCGTCGCCCTCGGCGACCTCAAAGACCGACGACGGGATACGCCGAAGCGCACCTTCCGAAACCGCCTCAAACCCCAGAGCCTCCCGCGTCTCGTTGAGGGTGATAATGCCGCCCGCGAACAGGGCCGTCAGGCGAGTCGTCGTCGCGGCCTGATCGTCCAGCGTGGCCCGCATCGCGACCCAATCAACCGCGAGGGTCTCGTTGCCGGTGTACTCGTCGAACAGGTTAGCGTTGATATATCGGAGGATACGGGAGACCATCGGCTCAAGGGTTTCGCTGTGGAACGCCAGCCGAGCCTCCCGGTAATTGCTGAAGGTGGATCGTTGGAGTCCGACGTTCGCCCCGACTAGGATCGGCGGGACACCGAACACCGCGCAGATGCGGGATTCGGTCAGGTTGTGCAACCCACCCAGTTCCATGTCCTTCGGCGAGTTCGACATCGGCTGATACTCGGCGTCATCGTCGAGGATCGCGACCCGGTGGAAGTTGTTCGTCCCGCCGAACTGCGACCGCCAACGCGACCGGATCGTCGACGCCTCCTCCTGGGAGGTCAGCCGCCGCTTCACTTTGAGCAAGCCAGATGGGACGCCAGCATTGGCGAAATACACCTTGGCGAAGTCGGTCATATTGAGATCGAGGTTAACGGTACGGGCCGCAACCTGGAGAGGGCTGAGGCCGTAGATGTCGCCCGCGGGATTCGGTAGGGCGAGGTGGCACATATCCCGCGCCTCGACTCCATACTCAATGCCGCCGACAGTGTAGATATAACTCTCTGCGCCGTAGTCCCCGGCGACGATGGTGACCCGGTCGGGCCGCAGGAGATACATAGCCGAGACCTGATCGCCCTTGCCCCGCTCCTTGATGATGTAGCTGTTGCCAGCCACCATCAGGAACGTGACGAGCCGCTCGACGAATGAGTACCAATCCGCATAAGGGTTCGGCTTGGTGGTCAGGTCATACAGGACGCCGCGTTCGATCTCGACGCTGCCGCCGTCAGTCGAGGGAGCCTGGACATAGTACCGGGGCGATGCCGCAGAGGTCGCCAATTCCCTGATGCAGGCGTGGACGATCTCGTTCTTGGAATAACCCTCGGAGGCGAAGTTGGCATAGTTGACGTCAGGATATGACGCCTGCCCCACGTCGAGGTTGAGCGGTACGGTGGTCGATAGTTCTTGCTGTTTGCGGAACAGCCCATCCCAGAACGGCAATAGTGACCTCCACCGGCGTTCGGGCTTTCGCCTCGGACACTGCGCCGGATCGGGCCACTGTTATGGACGATACCACGCCGAAACACACCGCGTCAATCTGCCTCGTTGCGGGTCTTGCACCGGCTGCACACGATCACCGTACCGGACACGGCCTTCTCCGCGAGGAGTTTGCCGCAACCGATGCACCGGAGTTCTTTGCACTCAATGCTCACGACAGCACGGCCATCAGTTTATTTCCCAGATGCTCGCTATACGCTGGCGGGATAGCTTGGCTCAATTCCCGGCGTGTCATCCAGTTGATCCCCATCACGTCTCTGAATTCCTGGGCCGTCACTGTACGTCCGAGGGCTGTCCATGTCCCTGTCGGCGTCCCATTACCAGTAACGGTAATGACCTGTTCGGGGTGGTAGCAGGGATGGTTTAATTCCAAATCCACAACCCACGACACCTCAAAGTGTCGTACTCGACGAATCCTGTGTAGACCTACTTGGCACCCACAGATACGATAGTCGGCTCGGATCGGTGCGTCTCGGACGTTCTCGATAATGTATGGCAGCGTGGACTCAGATAGCAACGCCCGAATAGGCGGTATGAGATTCGGATGCTCCTCGCGACGTGGCACGAACCCAGCCACAAATCGCTGGCAGGGCGGCGACGCCCACACCGCGTCGAAACCGCTCAAGTCCACGGTCAGCGCGTCCTTTTGGTGGAACTCAAACGGATAGTTCGGCTGCGGTTTGAGGTCATAGCCCACCACCTCAAAGCCTGCACGGTGCAACCCCATCCCGGCCCCGCCAGCACCACAGAACAGATCAGCTATGCGAGGCTTCATTTGTTCGCCCTGGCGTATCCGT